ACTGCTCGTCGTAGTTGTCTTCGAACTCGAGGGAGAGCTTGCCCTGATCGACGAACACCTGTTGTCCATAATGATTCGAGATCCACACCTCGCCGCCGATCATCCGTGGCGGCATCCACAGATCGACCCGCGCAAAGGGCCGCATCGCCGTCAGTTGCTCGGCCGTGTAGCTCGTCTCGCCGTTCGCCGGCGGCGGCGGCTCGATGAGAAACACCCGATCCATCGCCTGGTCTACGGTGAGCGAATTGTCCGGATCGCCGCTGCACCATTCGCGCCAGCTCTGGCAGTTCGCCATGAGCGTGCGCAGATTGGTCAGCGCCAGGGAGAGAGATCCAGTAGGCGTGACGGGCATTTGGCTCTTCGCTGATTTAACGCGGCGGGAATCGACGCGCCCCGCCGTCGAGGCGGACCGGTCGCGACATAATTAACTGGGCCTGGCCAGCTTCGATGCCGAGAACCTTATCGACGGTCCATTCATCGCCGTCGATAACCGCTACCTGCCCCCGCTGCGGAGAAGGAACATCGGAGGTCATCACACTGATCGTGCGAAGCCAGCAGAACATCCTGGCGTCATTAAAGTCCTTCGGCTCGGCGTCGACCGCTCCGACGATTGCCGCGACCGGGTTGCCATCAAACGTAATCGGCTCGCTGTGCAGGTCGAACAGCTTCGGCACCGCCGCTTCTGCGAATCGGGTTGCAAAGTTCGATGGCATGAGCGCTTCAGAAGTCCGGGGCGGGCCCCCGAGCGGTTCCCGCCCCGGATCGATTCACAGGTTTAGTCCGACAGGATCGTCGGAATTAATTGCCGGTGATGAGCTGCCAGGTCTCGGGGTAGTAGACCCGTTCGTCCACGTCCATGCGGGCGCGGTACTTCCACCCGCGGGCGTCGTCGTCGTAATACTGCTCGATCGTGGCGCCGATATCGGAGCCATCTTCCGACCAGTGGAACGTGCGACCGACGCACGGGGCAATGATGTCTTCGCCGCGGGCGACGACGCCCACGCCGATGATCGTCTTGTCCCACAGGCTCGTGAGGTTCCGGGCCTGTTTGGGGTTGGCGCTGTTGCGCTGCCCGCCGAACACGACGACCTGATCGACCTTGAACAGCGACGCCATCGCGTTCATCGTGACGTTCTTCGGATCGTCGATGCCCGCGAACTTGATGCGGTCGATCACCTCGTCCGTTTCGCTGGCCGAGACGAACGCGTCCCAGTCCATCGCGACGGTGTTGGGGATGATGCCGCATGCCGCGCGAACCGCTTTGAGGCGGGCATGCACGTCCGCGACGATCGATGCGCTGCTCTTGCTCGACAGCGCCGCCGTCGCCGCCACGCTGGTGTACGTGCCGGTGTTCGTCAGCTTCGAGCAGATCCGCTTTTCGAGATCGCGGAGGACCTTGTCCCGCGCACGCTGGCTGGCGACGACTTCAGCGTCGAAGAATCGGCGATACATCAGCCGGAGCCGATCGTCGACGGGAACCTTCCAGCCACGATCCTGCGTGGCATAGAAGAATTCATCGAAGTCATAGCGATCTTCGTTGTACGTGCCGTCCGGGGCGCGGCTCGTGTCCCCGTCGCTGAGCAGGGATTCAAGCTTGATGCGGCCGACGTTGGCGGCCTGCAGCGGCACTTCTTTGACGGTCATGATTTCCAGACCCCGAAATCCCTGTCGGGAAGCTTCGAGATCCAGTTGAACCAGCGTTTCGCCGAGGTCCGGCCGCTGGATCGTGGTATTCGGTGTAGGAGAACTCATAGTGGTGGCTCGCTTTCGTTTGTTCGCAAGGAGTCACCGGCTGCGGCGGTGCGGAATTGCTGCGCGAAGAAGAAAGCGACGGGCCCGGTCGCGCAGCGCAACCTTGAGACGCCGGGAGCTACCCGACGGCCGGCCCGTGCTTTTTGGGGAAACAATGTGAAGACGGAAATCTTCGGCCGAAGCCCGCTTACGCGGCGCGCTTCGAGACGTTCATCACGTCCAGACGGCAGGAGTCGCCGGCATTCGCGACCGACCAGGTGCCCGAGAGCGTGATCGCCTGGGCTGCGGTCGTGTCGATCGTCGTCGAACCGAGGAACACCGGCTTGAAGTTCGCCGTGCCCGGCGTACCGATGTACGCGAAGCCCTCGGCCACGAACGTGCCGGTCGCGCCCGCCGTGCGGATGACCAGCTCGACATCGAACATGCCGATATCGTTGTTCACGACGTCGAGTGCGCCGGTCTGGGCGATGAGCGTTGCGCCGATGTAGAGCTTGAGGTTCAGCGTGTCGGTCGAGTTCGTCGCCGTGGCGATCGCCTGGGCCCGAACGCGGATCACATCGCCGGCCTTGAGGCTGTTGGCGGGGAAGGTCACCGTCCCATTGCTGAAGACGGTCTCGGCCGTTGTGTTCGTCAACGCCGTGCTTGCGGCGACGGCGACCGAGTTGAAGTTGGCGCCGAGGCCTTGATCGGGGATGACCTCGATCTGATCACCGTCGGCCGTTGCGGCGCCACCGACGTTCTTTCCGATCTTGATAAAACCAGTGGGCGCGACCTTGCCGCCGGCGGCGGCGTACACGTCGGCGTTGTTCGCGATCGCGGCGTTGGCGATCATGAACCGGGTACCGTCGCTGTTCCACAGCTCGACGGTGCCCCACTGATCAGTCGCAGTCGTGCCCGCGGGCAAGGTGCCGAGGCCGGCTTCATTCGCGCCGGCGTACTGCAGGTTGCCGTTGGCATCGAGACTCACGCGGAAATCGGCGAGCAGCGCCACGCTGTTCGCATAGTCGTTCGGGAAGGCTTTCTTCCCGGAAGGGTTTCGTTGCATGTGTTCACCTTCGGCGAGATCGCGAAAACGCGCTCGCCGTCAAAGGGTTTCTGTTGAACTGTAAATGGACGCTGAGAAACGGATGAGAGGACCGGGTCGGGTTGATCGGATCGGGATCCGATTATCGGCGAGCCGACATCGCCGCCGCAGCCTGCTGCTGCTGAGCGATCTTGCCTTGGCGCTCGGCGGCCTTGGCTTCGGTGTACGCGTCGCGAAGCGCTTCGTCTTCGCCAAGGACCTTCTGGGCGGCCTCATGCCGCTGCATGCTCGGCCGGGATTTCAAGAGATCTGCCACGCGCGATTCATAGATCGCGATGGGATCTTCATCGCCGCCCGCTGCGCTCGAGCTCGATGCCTCCGCCGCCTTCGAAGCGGTGGGCTTCACGCCAACCGGTTTCGCGACGACCGCGGTCGCGGCCGGCGCGGCGGGAGTGACCGCTTTCAGATCGGTCACTTCCTTCTGCGACGCTTCGAGCCGCTGAGCGAGCACGTCGGCATACGCCGCCTTCGCCTCGGTCAGCGTAAGGGCCTTCTCCGCGGCATCCAGCGCGAACGCCGGATCCTTGGGGAATGCCGCCTTCAACTCCGCGATCGTCGCGGGCTTTGGCTCCGGGGCCGCCGAAGCCGTCGCGGTGGATGCCCCACCGTCGGTATTGGTCTGACTCATGTCAGACTCCTTTCCTAAAACGGCTGCGGAGCCCGTCGCGTTTTCAGTCGCGACGTCCTCAGCCTGGTGTGAATCGCCGGCGGCCATTCCGCCGGCTTCGTTATTTGGTGAAAGAACGGAAATGACTTTGATTCGCTCGTCCAGCGCTTCCATCAACTGACCGAAGATCTGCTTTGGATCGACCAAGTCCCCTGATTGAGCGACCAGAGAGGTTGAATCCGATCGCCGCTTCGTTTCGGTCGTGTCATCCGTCGGCTCGATGCTCTCGCTGGGCACCGTGTCGCCCGCATTTTGGGCTTTCCCTGAAACCCGCGCCAGCATCTGATCGAAGCTCTCGACGCGATCGATCAGGCCCATCGTTTTCGCCTTCGGCGAGATCCATACGCCGGCGTCGACGAACCAGGATTCGACCGCATCGCGTTTGGGCTTGCGCGGGCCGGCGACGACCGCTTCGTAAAACTGCTGGTTGAAGTCGTCAACGTTCTCCTGCATCCGGGCCAACTGCGGTTCGGAGATCGCGACGCCTTCTTCGCCCGCCCCCTTCATCAGCGGCTTCTTGCCGTTGATGTTTCCCTTGAGGAGATAGGCCTTGATCCCGGCGTCTTCGTACGCGCGGGAGGTGTCGTAAACGACGCCGTACGTGCCGAGCGATCCGACCAGCGTCGATTGTGTCGCGCTGATCGATCGCATCTGCGACGCGAGCAGATACGCCGCCGATGCGCAGATATTCGAGCAGTGCGCGAAGCAAGGCTTGACCTTCGATAGCGCCGCGATGTCGCTCGCCAGCTCGTAAATCCCCGCGACCGTTCCGCCTGGCGAATCGATCATGAAGATGATCGCTTTCACCGCGTCGTCGTGCATCGCCTTTCGCACCGACCGCCGCATCATCGTCGTGCTCGTCGATTCCATCGCCGACGCCTGATGCTTCATCAGCGCGCCGTTGATTTCGAGGATCGCGACGCCGTCCGTGTTGCGATACTGATACGCCGCCCGTGTGCGGGGGGGCTGCTCGAAGTCGATCGCCGGCGGCGGAGGCGCGGTGTCGTTCCGGTTCCCGCGCTGCTCGACGTCCTGAAGATGCACGCCGATGTTCAGATGCGAGATCGCGCGATGCAGCGTCTGCCCGCGGCGAGGCTCGATGAACCATTCGCCCATCCACTGATCGAGATAGGGAACTACGGCCGCAGATTCGAGTTTGATCGTCGGTTCATTCATTGCTGTTGTGCCCCTTCGTCAGACTGCAGAAGCTTTCGCCGCAGGTCGTCCGCGAGCATCGCGCGAGCACGTTTATGGCCGTCTTCTTCGGTCACTCCTGCGCGGGCCGCGATCGTGAAGCAGTCCAGCGGGACCGCCAGCAGTGCGATTCGATCTGCTGCGAGGTGAATCGCGGTGAGATTTCAGTGTGTAACCCGACCATCCGCTGCCCAACCCCACGCCCGCCCTGTACTTAGCCTGTTATAAACGCCGTTGCCGATTTCACTTTCAAATATACCGTATAACGGTATACTGATTTACATGAGATACGAGATCACTGATAATGAACTTCGCAAGATGGACGCGGATAAGGATTATGTTGCGGCGAAGTTCGGTTCGGAAATTCACAAGGCGTTTCGAAAGGTGATGAACTTTGTCCGCGCCGCGAACACTCAAATCGACCTCGGCGCGATGAAGGGCCTGCAATTCGAAAAGCTGAAGGGCGATCGAAAAGACCAATACTCCATGCGACTGAATGATCAGTTCCGGATGATCGCAACCTTCAAGTCAGACAAGAACGGCCAGATCATCGTGATTATCGAAATCGTCGACTACCACTGAAAGGAACCGACCTTATGGCAAAGAAACAATCATTCCCGCCCGGCGAGTACATCGCTGACGAACTGAAAGCCCGCGGCTGGACGCAAGCGGATCTCGCGAAGATTCTCGACCGTCCGTTTCAGCACGTGAACCTGCTCGTCAACGGCAAACGCCGGATCAACGCCGAGATCGCAGCCGAGCTGTCGGCAGCCTTCGGCACTTCCGCGGAACTGTGGCTCAATCTTCAGGCGTCCTGGGACGCGTACAACGCGCCGGCGCCGGACAAAGCGATCCAGAAGCGAGCGGCGTCGCTTGGAAAGGCGGCAACACGATGACAGGCCCACGCTGGACCGGTCGCGATACCTACCTCTATCACGTTTTGGACGATACCGGCCGGATCCGCTATGTCGGTCGATCAGTCAATCCGTACGGCCGGATGATCTCGCACATCTGCTCGCGAAACATCTGCCAGCATGCTTTCGCGAAATGGCTGAAGAAAACGATCGACGCGGGCACATACCCGTCGATGATTGTGGTCGCGATCAATGCCGACGAGCTCGATGAAGAACGCGAGATCGTTCGACTCATCGAACGGGGCGAGCCGATCTTGAATGCCGTCAATCGCGGCCGATTCCGAACGAACCGGAAACACACGCCGGGAGGCAGTAACCGTCCGCGTCGCCAGCACGACGAGCTATCGATCGCCGTTGCGCGCTATTATGCGAGGAGCCGATGACATCGATCTGGTTTCAGCAACGTTTCGTCGAGGCCATCCTGAGCGGCGAGAAGACCGACACGATTCGGAAGATCGGTAGACGTCCTCCACCGCTTGTCGGCGAAACCGTCGCGTTCTCCGTCGGTCCGCGTCCGCCGTTTGCGACTGCGACGGTCACCGCGGTCGTTGAGATTCGCGCGAAGGATCTGTCCGCCGATTATTGTGAATTGCTTCGCGGAATTTATGGCGACTTCGATCGTCTGCGGAAGATCAGCTTCACGCTGATGCCGAGTCAGCTTTTAGAATCCCAAATCGCCGCGCCTCCTGATCGTTTGCCGGGCCGACGTATTCAAAGCCGGCGGTGATCCGCGATCCGCTCCCGGTCGCTTTCATCCCAGTGCCGCGGCCGCGATGGACGCCGGCCAGGCTTGGCTTGCGGATCATTCGCCATAGGGGCGATCGCGCCCGATGCCGCATCATCGCTGGATGACTTGTCGTGCTCAGATACGGCTTGCCCGTCCCTCTGAACAGCGATGCGACGAACTCGCTCATCCGATTACCGACGCCAATTCCTTGGAAATCCGGGAGGCACACCGTGCGATGTTCGCGCCACGCCGGCTTCACCGGATGAGGAAACGAGATGACGGCCGTGAACGCCGCGGGCTCGCCATCCACGTAACCGACAAAGCATTTTGCCGCCCGGTGCAGTTCGTGATTCAAATAATGATGGTGGCGAAAGAGCGCCCACGTCTCCTTCGTGGTTCTCTCGATCCGCAGCTCGATCGGCGGTCGCCGAACCGACCCCCTTGTCTCTTCGAGACGCACGGGTTCGCCTGGCGTGATCCGGATGATCCAGTCGGGCTCGAAATATTCGACGCAGTCTTCGTGCACGCATACTGCGACGAGCTGGCCTGCCCGCCGGCGGACGGCTTTCGCGCTCGCGGCGGCGGCGACGGTTCGCGCTTTTGCGTGCGTGAGGGAGCCGAATTCGTCGATCACCGCCCGCTGTGGCCGCTCGGCGAGCGTCCGCGCCAGATCCACGCGGAACTTCCCGCCATTGCTCAGCGCACAATACGGTTTCTTCCAATCCGGCGGGCTGGAGAAGCCGACGCTCGAGAGCAGGCCGGTGATTTCGTCGATCGACGTGCCTTCCGGGAATCCGTCGCCGATGCATTTGTCCGGCGGCCATTGCCAGAATCCCTGCTCGATCAGCTCGCCGGGAAAGAGCTCGTTCGCGAGCGTCGATTTGCCCGCCATCGACGGGCCGGTGATCACCCCGACATTCCACTCCGCCGGCAGCGTGATGTCCGCATCCCACGTGACGACCGACGTCGCGTCATTGGGCAGGTCGAACTTCCCGCAGATCTGATGAAAGATCGGCGTCCGCTGAACGGTGATCTCACGTATGACGGTCTTTTTTGTTTTCATCGCGCAAAGGAATGAATATTCTACGGACACCACCTCTAGAGGAGTTGCATGACGGCCAACGTTTTTATCAGCTGGTCAGGCGAGCGTTCTCACAAGCTCGCTCTCGCACTTGATCAGTTTCTCTCCGACGTCATTCACCGCGTTGTCCCCTGGGTATCCTCAAAGGACATCGATAAGGGCACGCTTTGGCGCGGGAATCTCGCAGAGACGCTGCGTGACCTAAAGGTTGGGATCCTTTGTTTGACGACCGAAAATCTCAACGCTCCCTGGATTCTTTTCGAGGCGGGCGCTCTTTCCAAAACACTTTCGGATTCGCTCGTGGTCCCATTCCTTCTCGACCTTGATCTGAATCAGATGTCGTCTCCACTACGAGATTTCAACTGCACCAAAGCGACAAAAGACGACACATTCAAACTCTTGCAGACTTTGAATGGCGCAATCGGTGAACCGGTTTCCACCGAACGACTGCGCCGCGGCTTCGATAAGTTTTGGCCGGACTTCGAGGCAGCCGTTCAGGCACTTGCAAAGGAAAAACCTAAAGATGCGAAACCGGCTCCGCCGCGGAGCCCTGAAGACATCCTCGAGGACATTGTTTCACGGCTTGGGCGCCTCGAAAGAAGGGTCGTTAATCACGCGCCGGTTGAGAAGACGGTGCTCCCGTTCTCAATAGCCGAGCTTCATCGCCGATTGCTCTCGCTCGATGGGAAACGAGCGAGCCTGGTCCGTCGTATTGAAGGCACCGTCGACGTCCCAAAGAAGCAGAGGCTGCATCGCCTTATGGAAAAGATCCAGCTTGATATCCTTCAAGTTACAGACAGGCTGCAGCGAGAGGGGGCTGTAATTACTCTCGACAACGAAGGTCGGGTCGTGGCAATCACCAGCCGTTAGCTACGTCACGTTCGGCGCGGTGAACTCGTAGCCGCGTTTTTCGAATTCTTCGATCAGTTCCCGCTGATCCTTTTCATCGCGGCAGTTGATGATGATCTTGAACTGGGCGGCGATCTTTTCTTCGCCAGCGGGCTTGTCGGCGGCCGGCTTCTCGCGCTTGGGGGCGAAGCCGTGGGCATCTTCGAACTCGCCGTTCAGCAGCGCGTCCACCTGCTTTTCGTCGAAGCCGAGGTCTGTGTCTTTGAACTCTTCATCCAGTTCGTCAAGCTGGCGATCGAGCTCCTCGACATCCCACTCGGCCAATTCCGCCGTGCGGTTGTCGGCGATCGCCCAGGCCTTCGCGGCGGCGCCGGTCAGATCCGTGCGGATCGCGGCGATGAACACCCAGCCGAGTGACAGCGCCTCGGCGTAGGTGCCGTTGCCGGCGAGGATGATGCCATCGCCGTCCGCGACGATCGGCTTCTGTTGGCCAAACTTGCTGAGACTCAATGCGAGCGCTGTTTTGTTCTTTTCCGGATGCAGCCGCGCATTGTGCGGATCGAGCTTCAGCGAGTCGATCGGCACCGCGAGCGGACGAAGCGCGGGGGTGATGTGCGCGAGATCTTTCGCCGCGGAGGTAGAACCCGCGGCGGAGCCGCTGGGCTCTCGCGCGGGCGTCTTCGGTTTTTTCTTCGTCGCGGTGGGCATCAGTTCTTCTTTGCGGGTTGCGGCTGCGAGTTGCCCGCGAGCGTGTTCGCCTGTTCTTCGGTGTCGATCATCTGAGCGCCGGTCGGCAGTTCGCGGTTGTAGACGTCGCGCCAGGCGACTTCGACCTGAGTCTGGGTTTTGATTTCCTTGGCGGCGTTGATCGCGGCGATGATGGCTTTCTTGTTGAAGCCGATTGTGTCGGCGATGACGCGGTCGGCGTCGTCGCCGTTCTCTGCGATCACCTGGCTGGCGCCGGCAAGAAAATTGTTGACGCGCTTCGTGTCCGCCTGTGCGTCATGGAGCGGCTGGATGTACGGCCAACGCGGCTTGTGCCAGACGTGGCCGAAGATCTTCAGGCCCTTCTCGATGGCGCTGCGGAGGAGTTTGCCGAGCGCATCGTCGATGCCGAGCCAGCGGCGGACGTTGAACTCGATCACGTGACGATGGAAACGGCTTTCATAACGCTGCTGATTGCGGATGAAGCCGAGTTTCGCCTGGTCCATCGCTCCGCGCCACGTGCTGAAGGATCCCTCCCGCGGATCCATCAGCGCCACGAAGAGCGGCATGCCAAGGTTGACCGAGATCATCATCATGCAGAAGCGCAGATGCTCCATCGTCTCCGTCGTCGGCATGTTCGGGGCGTGCATCACCAGCTTCTTGCCCGGCGGAGAGCGGAGAATCATCCCGGGGGCGACTTCTTCGATGACCTGGTTGGAACCATCGATCTGCCGCTGGTTGTGTCGGGCGCCCAGGACCGAATCGCCGCCCTGCGCCGCGTTCGGATCGGTCTGCTCTTCCCACGCGAGACAGGCCGCCATTTGCTGTTTGACGAGCAGCGCGAAGTCGATGTCTTCGAGCATCCCCGCTTTGTCGAAGATCGGATGAAACGCGGTGATCCCGCGAGTGAGCGTGAACCGGTGCGGATCATGGATATGCCACACCTGCTTGTAGCCATCCTCGTCATACGCATCGATCGGATCGAAGTCGAACAGCCGCTCGTAGGTGCGGTTGATGCCGACGTTGTCCTTGCGAAAGTAGTAGCGCTTGCGCTTGCGCTGATCGTCCATCTCGATGCCATGGACGATGTTCTTACCCGCGCCGTATTTACTCGGCGTTGAAAGCCGCTCGGCTTCGTACGTCTGCAGGGCCCCCGTCGTCGTGCCGACGATGCACAGATCGCCATCCACGATTTCCGTGAACATCATGAGACGTTCGATGTCCGGAAAGGTCAGCTCGCCGGCGAGATCGCATTGCGTGGCGTCGAGCGACCATTCGTTCTGTCGATCGGCCAGGGCCTTGTTGAGCTCGTCATCGCCGGTTTGCGGCTCGTAGGTGAATCCATCGCGGATGGTGTTGTCGCACGCGCGATTGACGAGCATTTTGGCGAAGAAATCGTCGCGGATCATCGACCGCGCGTACTCGCGCATCTTGATGAACTGCGCGGAGTTCGGGTAATGCTTGTCGCCATCCGATCCGATTGCGAGCACGCCCGGCCGACGCCGGCGAAATCGGCTCTCGCGCATGGCGGCATAGTCCATGCGCATATCGCCAAACTGCTGATTGATGGAATGTGGCCTTGGCACGATCAGGATCGGGATTCTGGGTTCTGAATTCGGGAGCCTGCGCCGCAGCAGAGCGATCGGAGTTTCAGGAGGAGATCGACGTTCGCTTTCCGCGAGCGTTCAATATTGTCGAGTCCAGGGGGCGAGACCCCCGCCGCGAAATCGGTAAGCAGGTCGTCGATGAGGCTCCGCAGCACCGTCCGCGCCGGCTCCTGTTCGATCAGTGGCTTGAATTCGGGACGGGCCATCGGATCGCCGTCAGCATCGGAAGTTCTCGAAGCTCGAGCGCGTCACGCGCGGGCCAGTGTTGCCGGCGCTGGTCGAGCCCGGGGCGTTGGCGTTCAGCCAGGACTCGGCGCGCTCGATATCGGCGGCGAGATCTGCATTGCGCATGTGGACTTCTTTTGTGCCGCTTTCCAGCGGGAGCTTTCGCCGCAGGATCCGGCACGCCGTGATGAATGCCCGGCATTTCGCGACGTCGCTGTCTTCGACGTAGGAGGCGTTGTCGTCGTAAGCCGCTTCGACCTGCGCGAGTGTGGATGAACTGTTGATGGTGCTCATGCTGATTTCACGCCGATCTTCGGCAGGCGCGAGCGGATCGCGTCTGCGATCGCTTCGAGCGTATCGGCCGTGTCTTCAATCGATTCGATGATCTGACGTTTCTGCTGGTTGTCGGCCGCGTCGATCAGGCGGTTGAGCTCGGCGCCGGGCATATCGACGAAGACGCCGACACGGTCGGAGAAATCCGTCAAGATCGAGTCGATTCGATTGATCGAGGCTTTGGTGCTTTTGGTCGGCGCATAAGCGCGATCGTCTCCGTCCTCATGCCGTTCACGCAGGACGTATCGCCGCGCGGCGGCCGTGGACATTTCGGCTTTGACGATCTTCCTCGCCAGCTCGACCTGGCGACTCTGCGCGATCGGCACGAGCAGCTGCGCGATGCAGAAGGTGAGCGGCGCTTCGCCGGATTCGTCTTCGCTGATCATCATCGCGCGAACGTCGGGATGCAGCTTGTGCAGATTCAGGTGCATCTGAACCCACCCGATGCTTCGGCCGGCGATGCGGGCGAGCTGATTGAGCGTCTTGCCCGCCTTCTGCATGCGGGCGAGACCCTCGGCGATCTCGATGACGTCGTGATCCTGTTTGCCGAAATTGGCGGCGAAGGATGCGACGAAGATCTCCTCGGCTGCGGCGTCCTCGCGCACTTCGGCGCGGAACTCGACGCCAGCGAGCTTGCAGGCGCGAAGCCGCCGCTCGCCATCGACGAGCTGCGCATCAAATTTCGGATCATCCATGACGAGCGTGACGATGCCCGGACAGGATTGCCCGATCTCCTTGATCGAGTCAGCCAGCTCCTGAATTCGGCGGAAGCGCTTACGCGGCTGGTCGGGCAGCGGACGAACGCGGCTCGGATCGAAATTCCGAACGACGCTGTGGGAATGGAGGGAGACGCGGGACATTGGATCACTCATTCCGTTGGTCGTCCCAGCACTTCGGGCAGTGCGTAGGTTGGCGTGTCGGTCGTCGTGAACGGGTCGGTGAAATCGC